AGATACGCCTGCCAGTTAAATCCGCGCCGGCGGGTCTTTACGACACGTCAAACGACGACTGGGGCCGCGGAGAGGGGCCGATTGACGCGTCGCAGTTGCCCGGCGGATTTAACTGGCAGGCGTATCTTGACGCGCCGTCGAACGCCGATCTTCGTGCGGCCGGCGTTGACACGCCGAGCGAAGCTGCGCGCCATTACTTGAAGTATGGACGCGGAGAAAACCGCACGTTGGGCTCTGCGCCTGCCGCGACGCAGCCTGCTGCCCCGACTCAGCCCGGCATGCCGAGCAATATTTTCACGGCGATGCCGTACTACCCGCAAATTGAGCAAGCGCTTCCGTATTCGTTTGGCTCGATCGACATGGGCGCGCTGCCGATGTTTGTCGATAGTTACTCTGGGCTGTACAACAACCCCTTCAGCTTTCGTTAAGAGGACACCATGAAGCAGGGTCTCTATTCAAACATTTGGGCCAAGCGTGAGCGTATCGCGGCCGGCAGCGGCGAGAAGATGAGGAAGCCTGGAGCGAAGGGCGCGCCGACCGCCAAGGCATTCAAGGCCGCGGCCAAGACGGCGAAGAAGCGCAAGTGAAGACCCCGGCGTGGCAGCGGGCCGAGGGCCAGAGCAAGAAGGGCGGGCTGAACGCTGCCGGCCGCGCATCCTATAAGCGCGAGACCGGAGGCACGCTGAAGCCGCCAGTGAAGGGCGAGGCGAAGTCGCCCGAGCAACTGCGCCGGAAGGGATCGTTTTTGACGCGCATGGGGTCGATGCCGGGGCCGCTCTATGATGAGCGCGGCGAAAAGACTAGACTCAAGCTCTCGCTCGAGGCATGGGGCCATCGAGGAGACAAAGAAAGCGCGGTCCGCAAGGGTCGCGGATTGCTCGATGTTTATCAAAAAAGGAAGCAGAAAAATGCCTAGCAAAAGCACCAAGCAGGCCCGCCTCATGGCCGCGGCCGCCCACGACCCAGCCTTCGCCAAGAAGGTCGGCGTGCCGATGAAGGTCGCCAAAGAATTTAACAAAGCCGACAAGGGTGGCAAGCTCTTGAAGAAGGCGATGAGGAAGAAGCCGAAGGGCGGCCTGCTGGCTTGAGCGAGCGCAACCCCTACATCGACTCCCGCCGCGGGCAGGAGGCCAAAGAGCTCCTCGAGAATCCGATCCTCGTGGAGGCCTTTGGCGTCTTGGAGCGCGAGTACCTCAAGGCGTGGCGGCAGAGTAAGCCAGCCGACCAAGAAGAGCGCGAGCGGCTGTGGCTCGCGGTCGGCATCCTCGAGGAGATCCAGCGACACCTTCGCGTGGTCGTTGAGAACGGCGTCATGGCCAAGCGTGATATCGACAAGATCAGCGGCAGGAAATAATCCGCTTGAATCTTGCACAATAGATTTATGAGTGAAACCGGCACGGGTACACCCCCCGGATCAATACAGTCCACGCAGGACGTCTTTGAGCAGATGCTCGCCGCCGACGAAGGCGAAAACGAGCAGCTCGGGGCCGAAGCAACGGACGAGGGTGAGGAGCCTTCCCAGGCAGTCGACAGCGAGTCCGACGGCATGGAGGAGGAGACCACCGAAGGCGAAGAGGAAGCCGAAGAGGCAGCGCCGACGGGGCAGACATTCCGCGTCAAGGTTGACGGGGAAGAAGTCGAAGTCCCGCTGGATGAGTTGCTGAAGGGTTACTCTCGCACCGCAGACTATACGCGCAAGACGCAGGCGATCGCCGAGGCCAGAAAGCAGGCCGAGGCAGAGCTGGCGCTGGCGCGGCAGGAGCGGCAACAGTATGCACAGACCTTGACTGCGCTTGACGCGCAGCTCAAGTCGCTGCAACCGCCCGAGATCGACTGGGACAGGCTCTACCAAGAGAACCCGGTCGAATGGGTGAGACAGCGTGAGCTGCAGCGATCGAGGCAAGAGCAGGCGCAGTGGGTGCAGGCCCAGCGCACCGCTCTGGTACAGAAGCAACAGGCAGAGGAGCAGCTGAACGCGGAGAAGACCCTCGAGGTCGAACGCAGCAAGCTGGTCGAGGCGCTGCCGGATTGGCGCAACCCAGAAAAGGCACGCGCCGAGAAGGCAAAGATCGTCGAGTACGCAACCGGAAAGCTCGGCTTCAGTGTCGAGGAGATCTCGGACGTATACGACGCACGCGCTGTGCTCGCTCTTCGTAAGGCGATGCTTTACGACGAGTTGATGAGCAAGCGTGACCAGATGCGCCCGAAGATCATCCAGAAGGCCAAGCCCATGCGGGCAGGAGTTGCTTCCACGCCGCAGTCGTCAAAGGTCGTTGCATCGAAGGCCGCCCTGTCTAGGCTCGCAAATAGTGGCAGCACGCGTGACGCGGCTGCCGTGTTTGAACAGTTTATAGATTAGGGGATATTCAAATGTCACAGACCGCAAATACCTTTGATACCTTCAACGCGAAGGGCATCCGCGAGTCTCTCTCGAACGTGATCTACAACATCTCGCCCGAAGAGACCCCGTTCATGTCGAACATCGGCCGCGAGAACGTCAAAAACACGTTCTTCGAGTGGCAGACCGACAGCCTCGCCGCTGCCTCGACGACCAACGCGCAGATCGAAGGCGACGACGTCGGCACCTACGACTCGACCGCCGCAACGGTCCGCGTCGGCAACTACACGCAGGTGTCGCGCAAGACCTTGATCCTCTCGGGCACGCTCGAGTCGGTCGATAAGGCCGGCCGCCGCTCCGAGTTGGCGTACCAGCTCGCCAAGCGATCGGCCGAGCTGAAGCGCGACATGGAGTCGATCATGCTGACCAACCAGAAGGCCGACGGCGGCTCTGCTGGCACCAGCACGGCGCTGCGCAAGACGGGCTCGCTGCTCGCCTTCTTGAAGACCAACACCGACAAGGGCACGACCGGCGCCGACCCGTCCTACACGACGCAGCCGAACGCGACCCGCACGGACGCGACCGCCGCCAACCTGCGCACCTTCTCGGAGACGATCCTCAAGAGCGTCATCCAGAAGGTGTGGACGGCTGGTGGTACGCCGAAGATCCTCATGGTGGGCCCGGTCAACAAGCAGCGCGTGAGCGGCTTCCAGGGCATCGCGGAGATCCGCCGCGAAGTGACCGGCAACAAGCCGGGCGTCATCATCGGCGCCGCCGATGTTTACGTCTCGGACTTCGGCGCCGTGTCGGTGGTCCCGAACCGCTTCCAGCGTGAGCGTGACGCCTTCGTGCTCGACCCCGAGTACGCTGCCGTCGCCTTCCTGCGCCCCTTCCAGACCGTTGAGCTTGCGAAGACCGGCGACGCCGAGAAGCGCATGATCGTGGTCGAGTGGGGTCTCAAGGTCAACACCGAGGCCGCGCACGGTCTCGCCGCTGACCTCACCACGACTTGATCGCGGTGGTATAAACTTTGGGGCGCCGGTGATGGTGCCGGCGCCCCAGAGTTGAGGGTTGCATGAACTCGAGCGGAAAGCGACTGTTTGATTTTGACCCGGCGACGGGCACCACAAAATGGTGGCACTACGACGCCGAGAAAGACGAAGCGACGATCGAGACGGTCTTCGAGGTCGGTGACCTCTTAGAGCAAAACAAGAGACAATACGCCGCGACCGACGAACGGGCGCGGTGGGGCGAGTGGAACAAGGTCGCGTCGATCCCGATGGCGCTCTTCTACAAGCTCAAGCAAAAGGGGATCATCGACGACCCCAAGCGGATGAAGGACTGGCTCAACGAGCCGGACAACAAGTTATTTCGCACCCGGCCGGGGCGCGTATGAGCAGATCAGTCGCCATATTGGTCCCGGCCCGCGACACGGTGATGACCTCGTTTGCGTACGACATGGCGCGGGCGATGAGTTATCACACAGCGACGACAGACGACCGTGTGCTTCTCTTCACGAGCCACGGGACTCTAATCGCCTCTCAAAGGATGGAGCTTGCGCGTCAAGCACTAGATGAGAAGGCGGACTATCTCCTCTGGCTTGACTCTGACATGCGGTTCCCGAAGGAAACCATCGGGCATCTCATCTTGCGCGACAAGCCCATCGTGGCCGCCAACTATGCGACGCGTCGCATGCCGGTCAAGCCGGTGGCGATGCGAGACATGGGGAAGGGGCAGATTGACCGCGTATACACCGGCCCAGAGTCCGAGGGGCTGGAGCCCGTCGACTATGTCGGCATGGGCGTGATGATGACGAAGCGCGAGGTGTTCGAGAAGGTTGAGGCGCCGTGGTTTGCGATCCCGTACTCGACGGTCGGCAACCACTACATCGGCGAGGACGTTTTCTTTTGCAAGAAGGCAAAAGAGGCCGGCTTTGAGGTGTTACTGGACCACGACCTATCGCAGCACGTCAAACACATCGGCACCTTCGAGTATTCGCACGAGGGTGCCTGGGCGATCAAGGAGCAAGTGAACGGTGGCTCTGACCTCATACACAGCACTCAAGTCTAGCGTCGCCGACTGGCTGAACCGCGACGATTTAACGTCGGTAATCCCCGACTTTATCTCGCTCGCCGAGGCGCAGATGGAGCGCCGGCTGCCGACGCAGAAGATGGTCAAGCGATCAAACGCCACCATCGATACGCCGTTTTCGGCGCTGCCGTCTGATTTTCTTTCGCTCAAGTCTTTGGTGCTCACCAGCACCGCGCCGGTGCAGCCGCTCGTGTTCTTGACCGAGGACGAGCTCGACGCCAAGAAGTGGATCTATCGCACCACCGGCAAGCCGCAGTATTTCTCGCTGATCGGCAACCAGGTCGAGGTGCTCCCGGCGCCGGACACCGGCTACACGGCGGAGCTGACCTACGTGGCGACGCTCGCCAAGCTCTCCGACAGCAACGCATCCAACTGGGTGCTCGAGCGCCACCCCGACGTGTATCTGTACGGCGCGCTCTTGCAGGCGTCTCCGTACCTGCGCGACGACGAGCGCATCTCTGTCTGGGCAGGCTTGTACCAGTCCGCGATGGAAGAGTTGATGTTGCAAAACGAGCGGGCCGCCTTTAGTCAAGGCCGCACCGCCATGACCGTCAAACCGACGAGGGTGATCCCGTGAGTGCATTTTCCAACTATCTCGAAAACAAGGTCATGCTGCACGTCTTCGGTGGCAGCGCATACAGCGCCCCGGCGACGCTCTACCTTGCGCTCTATACGGTCGCGCCGGACGACACCGGCGGCGGCACCGAGGTGAGCGGCACGGCGTATGCGCGCCAGACCGTGGCCTTTACCGTCACCAACGACACCGCGAGCAACACCTCCGCCGTCGAGTTTCCGACGGCCGGATCGTCTTGGGGCACGATCGTCGCGGTCGGCATATTTGACCAGCTGACGAGCGGCAACCTGCTTGCCTATGGAAACTTGACCGCGAGCAAGACGATCGCCTCCGGCGACGTGTTCCGTGTGCCCGCGGGTGACCTTGATATTACGCTGGCGTAAGACGTGGCCGGATACGGCAGCGGCTTATACGGGCGTGGCAACTATGGCATAGACCCCAAAGAGGGGGCGGCCACGCTAAACGCCGCGGCGACGCTGGTCGTCGCCGGGGTGCGCATCCAGCAGGGTGCGGCGACGCTGAACGCTGCGGCGACGCTCACGGTGAGCGCGACGCGGGTCCAGCAGGGAGCCGCGGCGCTGAGTGCGGCGGCGACGCTCACGGCGTCGGCGACGAGGGTACAGAATGCCGCGGCGGCGCTCTCTGCCGCGGCGACGCTAACCGCCCAGGCGGAGCGTATACAGCAAGGCGCTGCGGCGCTCTCTGCGGCCGCTACGCTGGCCGCGGCGGGGCAGCGGATACAGCAGGGCGCCTCGAGCATGGCCGCAGAGGCTACGCTAACGGCGACGTGCAACAGGGTGCAGAGCGCATCCTGCGCGGTCTCTGCGGCGGCGACGCTGACGTGTGTGGGGCGCAAGAAGTGGGAAGACGACCCAGACACGGCGGAGAGCTGGACGCCGATCGCCGACACGGCAGAGAGCTGGAGCGCCGCGAGCGACACGGTCGTTGCGTGGACCCCGGCGAGCGACACGGCAGAGACATGGACGCCGGCGAGTGACACGGCGCGGACTTGGACGGAAAAGACACACCCGGCCTATTTGCAGGCCGCTTGAGGTATGAGACATGGCTGACACGACAACCACAAACCTGTCCCTCACGAAGCCGGAGGTTGGCGCCTCGGCGGATACCTGGGGCGGCAAGATCAACACCAACCTCGACACGATCGACGGCATCTTCGCCGCCGCCGGCAACGGCACGTCCGTGGGCTTGAACGTCGGCACCGGCAAGACGCTGAACGTCTCGTCCGGCACGCTGACGCTCGCTGACAATCAGATCAGCGGCGACAAGGTCGAGGGCGGCACGATCAACGCCATCACGATCAACACGCTGACCTCTACGGCGGTGAACGCTACGACGGTAGACGCAACCAACGTCGAAGTCACGAACATCAAGGCCAAGGACGGCACCGCCGCCGCCACGATTGCGGACAGCACTGGCAAGATTACAGTCAGCACAGAGTTGGCGGTAGATAATCTTAATCTTTCCGGAAACGCCATTACCTCGACCGATACCAACGGCAATATTGACTTGACGCCGAACGGAACCGGCGAGGTAAACATTACCAAGGTGGATATCGACTCTGGCGCGATTGATGGCACCACGATCGGCGGCTCGTCCGCTGCGGCGGGTACGTTTACCTCCGCGACCGTCTCCACCGGCAACCTCACCTTCTCGTCCACCGGCCAGCGCATCACGGGCGATATGTCCAATGCGACGATTGGCAATCGGTTGGCATTTCAGACTAGTACGACGAACGGCAATACTGATTTGCAAATTATTCCAAATGGAACGTCGGTTACTTCTGGAATCCGTTTGAACAATAACTCCGATACAACCAACGCTGGTTATGTTCGGATGTCCTTAAATTCTACAGAAGCAAGCATTTCCGTAGACAGAAACAGCGTCAGCGGAACATATTTGCCGTTAGGTTTTAATACCGGCGGCAGCGAGCGTATGAGGATTGATACGTCGGGGAATGCTGCCCTCGGCACTACCAACATCAACCCTGTTGGATTTGGCGGAACCGTATTTAACGTCAGTTCTGGCGCAGCGGGCGGCGGCATATTGCAGTTGCAGAACGTGCGAGCAGATGCTGCTGGAAACACCAATACCATTGCGTTTGTCGCAACTGACAACACTTCCGGCATCCGAACTGCACAGATTGACGTAGAGACAGAAGGCGCAACCGCCAACAATCGTGGCGGCAAGATGACCATTTATACCAAAGCGAATGGTGGTTCGCTTACGTCGCGCATGGTCATTGATCAGGCGGGCAACGTCGGCATTGGCGGGACGGCGGAGGCATATTCTCGTCTTAATCTGCTTGGGACATATCCGACATCAAGCAACGCGACTCAAGTTGTGCGTTTAAGCGGCACAATTCCAAGCGGCACAACGGCTAGTTATCGTAGTTTTTTGTCTCGCCCAGTAACGCAAGCAACAGCGTTTACTTTAACCAATCTCATCCATTTTGAAGCAGACCCTCAAACTTTGGGTGCAGGGTCAGCCGTAACCAATCAATATGGATTTTCTGTTGCAGATAGCCTCACCGGAGCCACCAACAACTACGGCTTCTTCAGCAACATCGCCTCTGGCTCAAACCGCTGGAACTTCTATGCAGCGGGGACGGCGCGGAACTACTTTGCTGGCCGCACAGATGTTGGCAATACGAGAATTGAAGCCACTAATAATTGGAACGGAGCGCAAGTTACTTCAACCTCAACCGTTACTCTTACGGCTGGTTCGTCCATTGATTTAACTTCGGCTGTTGCTGGCGGCGCACTTATTTCTGTATATGTAACAGGCTCTGGAAATGGTGGTTTATTTTGGGCAAATTATTCTGCAACAGTAACGAAACTAGTTGGCAACGGTGAGGCAACAGATACAGGTGTTGATTTTGCGGTTTATAAAAATGCAGCAAGCCACACCACAACATTAAAAAATAAATCTGCTGGCACACAAACATTTGCAGTTGCAATTTTAGCCGGAGCATTAACGTCGTGATAGAAATAAACTTAAAGCTTATCCCCGAAGAAGTGCAGGCCATCCTGCAAGTATTAGGACAACTTCCGACGAGCAGCGGCGCGTGGCCGTTGTTGGTTAAGATTGACGCGCAAGTAAAAGCGCAAGCCGAACAGAAGGAGACGGACAATGGCTAACTGGAAAGTTGAAAGCATGGTCGTGAAGCCGGTAGACGGCGCATACACGGACTGCGTGGTGACTGCGGCATGGCGCTGCACGGCTACAAGCGGCGACCACAGCGCGTCCAACTACGGCAGCATGGGCTTTGCCTCACCGGGCGACGTTTTCGTGGCCTACCCCGATCTGACCGAGGACACCGTGCTGGGCTGGATTTGGGCGAACGGCGTGGACAAGGCCGAGGTTGAGGCGAACGTGGCGCGGGAACTGGATATGCAGGTCAACCCGCCGACGGTGGCAAAGCCGTTGCCTTGGGGGTGATCGGTGGACGCGCAGGTGTTATTCAACATCGCAATCGGAATCGCCGGGGCGTTTGGCGGGTGGATCTTGAACAACATCTCAAGGTCCATCGAACGACTCGACGAAGACGTGCGCAAGATGCCGCTCACGTATGTCACGCAGACGCACTATCAGCGTGACATTGACGATATCAAGGGCATGCTGACGAAGATCTTCGACAAACTCGACGAGAAGGTAGACAAATAGCATGCTGCTGCCGATCAACATTCAGCCCGGCGTCTACAGCAACGGCACCGACTATCAGTCAAAGGGGCGCTGGCGCGACGCCAGCCTCGTGCGCTGGTACGAGGCCACGATGCGCCCGATCGGCGGCTGGCGTAAGCGCGCAAGCGGCCAGATGACGGGCAAGTGCCGCGGGGTGATCGCGTGGCGCAGCAACGCCAACGCACGCTGGATCGGGCTCGGTACGCACAGCAAGCTCTACGCGATGAGCGAGTCGGGGACGCTGACGGATATCACGCCGACGGCGGGCTTCACGGCAGGCGTCGCAGACGCGACGCTGAACCTTGGCTATGGCGGCGGCCCATACGGGATCTTCGCCTACGGCACCCCACGCGCCGACACCGGCACCGTGACGCCCGCGACGACGTGGAGCCTCGACAACTGGGGCGAGTTCCTGCTCGCCTGCTCCAACGCCGACGGCAAGATCCTCGAGTGGGATCTTGACGTCAACAACAAGGCCGCGGCGCTCACCAACGCCCCGACCAGTAACAAGGCCGTCCTCGTGACGGCCGAGCGGTTTGTGTTCGCGCTCGGCGCGGGCGGCAACGCACGCAAGGTGCAGTGGAGCGACCAAGAAGACAACACCATGTGGACCCCGGCGGTCACGAACCAAGCCGGCGACATTGAACTCGAGACCGTTGGCTCGATCGTCGCGGGTAAGCGCCTGCGCGGCGTCAACCTCATCTTCACCGACGTCGACGTACACGCGGCGCAGTACCAGGGGCCGCCCTTTGTTTATGGCTTTGAGCGCATCGCGACGGGCTGCGGGCTTATTAGCGCGCAGGCGGTGGCGGCGGTGGAGTCGGTCGCGTACTGGTGGAGCCCGGCGGGCTTCTTCATGTACGACGGCTTCGTGCGCCCGATCAAGTGCGAGGTGCTCGACTACGTGACCGGCAACCTCTCGCAGCAGCAACGCTCGAAGGTCTACGCCGTGGCGAATAACCAGTACGGTGAGATCTGGTGGTTCTACCCGAGCGCGACCAACAACGAGAACGACTCCTACGTGGTCTTCAACTATCGCGAGAACCACTGGACCATCGGGACGCTGGCGCGCACGGCGGGCACCGACCGCGGCGTCTTCAACTATCCGCTCATGGTCTCGACCGACGGCTACGTGTACGAACACGAAGTCGGCGTGGCCTACGACGGCGCGACGCCCTACGCACAGACCGGGCCGATCGAATTCGGCAACGGCGATCGGATCATGGTGGCGCGGCAGTTGATCGCAGACGAGAAGACACAGGGCTCGGTCGGGGTGCAGTTCAAGACTCGCTTCACGCCGCTCGGCAGCGAGGTCGTCAAGACCTACACCATCGACAGCCCCTACACGCCGGTGCGCTTCTCTGGGCGCCAGATCGAGATGCGCGTCACGGGCGCGAGTAACACCGACTGGCGCGTGGGGACGATGCGGCTCGACGCCGTAGCGGGCGGCGAGCGATGAGCGCGATCGAGGGCATGGAGTACGTCTCCAGGTTCCGCGAGCTGATCGAGCGTGCGCTCGCCGAGGGCTACGGGCAGCTGACCTACGACGACGTTATCGACGGCATCGAGCGCGGTGAATACCAGTTTTGGACCTCAACCAACTCGTGCGTCATCACGACGATCGACGTGTTCCCACGCGTCAAACAACTGACGATTATCATAGGCGCCGGCGATCTGAACGAGATTGATACCGTGATCCGCCCGGTGGTCGAGGAATGGGCACGCTCTATTGGGTGCCAGATGATGCTGATAATGGGCCGCCCCGGCTGGCAGCGGGCGCTTGAAGGATATCGCCGCACGGCGGTGGTATTGGAGAAAAAACTGTGAGCAACCTTTTCAAATCCAAGAAGACCGAGACGCAGAAGACCGAGATTGATCCGGCCGTCTACGCAAGCGTCCTCTCTAACATCGAGCTGGCGAACCAGCTCGCCTCGGTGCCGTTCACTCCCTACCAAGGGCTGCTGACGGCGCCCTTCACGCAGGACTACATGCGCGGCGAGCAGATGACGCGGGCGATTGCGAGAGAGCGTGGATTCGTCCCAGAGTTGGACCTCGCCTCGCGGCAGGTGCAGCGCGACCTCGGCTTCCAGCCCGAGCGTGTCTTTGCGCCGACGACGCAGCAGCGGTTCCGCGCCCCGACGGCGCAGGCTGCCACTGTGATACCGGGTACCACAGTTGACACCGTGGGCGCCGGGCAGGTCGGGACGGAGTTTGCGCCGGAGCGCGTCGGTGCCGAGCGCATGGCGACACAGTTTGGTGCCCCCGGCGTGGCGACGCAGTTTGCGGCGCCAACGGCGGGCGCAGGCGTGGCGGGTGGCCCCGCCGCGGTGCGCGAGATTGGCGCCCAGCAGATCGCGACGCCCTTCACGGCGCGAGAGATCGCCGCCGGGCGCATCGCGGCGCCTGGCGCAGCCGGACCGGTCTCTGCCGGGCAGGTCGCGACGCAGTTCGCTGCGCCGACCGTAGGCGCGGGGCAGATCGGGACGCAGTTTGCGGCGCGTGACATCGGCGCGCCGGGTGCGGCGCCGACGGTGCAGGGTGCCTCTTTCTTGGACCAAGACCTTGCGCGTTACCAAAACCCGTACCAGCAGGCCGTGGTTGAGGCTGGCCTCGCTGATATCTCTCGCGCCGAGGAGCAGGCCCGCGCCGGCCGCTCGGCACGCGCCACCGCGGCCCGCGCCTTTGGCGGCTCGCGTGCGGCGATTGAGGAGGGCATCGCCGCGGGCGAAGCGGCGCGTGAGCGGAACCGCTTCGTGGCGGAGCAGCGTGCGCAGGGCTTCCGCGAGGCCGCGGGTCTGCGCGAGGCCGACGTGGGGCGCCAGCAGCAGGCGGCGCTCGCGAACCAGCAGGCGGTGCAGAATGTGATGCAGCTCGCGCAGGCGGGCCAGATCAGCAACCAAGAGCGCGACATTCGGCTGCAGCAGCTTGGGCTCACGGCGGGGCAGGCGAACGTGGACGCACAGATGCGCGCCGCGCTCGCGAACCAAGCCGCCCAGCAACAGGCGCAACAGCTTGGCCTCACCGCTGGCCAGTTCAACGTGGAGCAGCAGGTGCGAGCCGCGCTGGCGAACCAGCAGGCGCAACAGCAGGCCGCGCAGCTCGGCATGACCGCCGAGGAGGCGAATCAGCGGGCGATGCTGGAGGCGCAGCGCCTCAACCAAGCCCGAGACATTACCGGCGCGCAGCTCACGGCGGAGGAGGCCAGAGCGAACCAAGCGGCGATGCTCGAGGCCGAGCGCGCCAACTTGCAGGCGCGATTGCAGGGGCAACAGCTCGGCACGCAGACGGGTCAGTTCAACGTCGAGCAGCAGCTCCGTGCGGAGCTGGCCAACCAGCAGGCGCGCCAGGAGGCCCAGCGCCTCGGCTTGACCGCAGAGCAGGCCAACCAGCAGGCCGCCCTCGAGGCGCAGCGAATGGGCCTCACGGCTGGGCAGGCCAACCAAGAGGCAGCGCTGCGGGCGGCTCTGGCGAACCAGCAGGCCGCCCAGACGGGGCAGCAGCTTGGGCTACAGGCCGGCCAGTTCAACGTCCAGCAGGCGCTCGAGGCGGCGCGGCTCAACCAAGCGGCGCGGCTGCAGGGCCAGCAGATGACGCAGGGGCAGCAGCAGTTCAACGCGCAGCAGCTCCAGCAGATCGCGCTCGCCAACCAAGCGGCGCGGCAGCGTGCGCAAGAGATGGGCATGACGTCGCAGCAGTTCAACGCGGAGCAGGCCATGCGTGCGGCGCTCGCCAACCAAGGCGCGGGCCAGCAGGCGGCGCAGTTCCGGCTTGGCGCGGCGGCGCAGCTCGGCGACTTTGGGCAGACTGCGCTCCAGAACCGATACGGCGCTGCGGCGGCCATGACCGGCCTCGGGTCTGCGCAGCAGAACTTGATGCAGCAGTACCTCGACCGGCAGTACCAGGAATTCTCTCGCCAGCAGAACTACCCGCTGCAGCAGCTCGCGATCCGGCAGGGTGCCATCGCGGCGAGCCCGTACAACGTGACCCAGACGGGGACCGTCACGAGCCGCCCGAGTTACTGGCAGATGGCCGGACAGATCGGCAGCACGATCGCCGGGTTCTCCGACGAGACCATGAAGAAGAACGTCTCCAAGATCAAGAACCCGCTCGACAAGGTCAACCGACTCAAGGGGATCGAGTTCGAGTGGGAGGACGAGTACAAGGACGACGTTGAAGAGAATGGCCAGAAGCCAGATGGCAAGAGCATGAGCGTCTCCGCGCAGGACGTGGAGGACGAGATGCCCGAGGCCGTGGAGTACGCCGACAACGGCAAGATGATGGTCGACTTCCCGCGGGTGGTCGGGCTCTTGACGGAGGCCGTCAAAGAGCTCGACGCCAAGGTGGAAGGCAAGAAGCGCAAGGGGAAGAAATAATGCAAGTCTCTGGCGGGCCTACGGTGTTCAGCGCGGAGACCAATCCGCTGCTGCGCGAGATGGCAAAGAAAAAGAAGGGCGGCTTAATGGATATTCTTGGGCAGCTTTCTGGCATGGGCGCAGAGGGCGGCGAAGAGGAAGACCTGGCGTCGTTCCTCGGAAAGGCAGCGCAAGGGAAGGGCGGCGCGCCAGTCTATGACCCGAACAAATACTATGGCGGCATGTACAGCATGTATGGCGGTCGCAAGGTACGCGGCGGCCTCTTGGGAGATTGACAATGGCATTGCTTGACGCATTGAGAAAAATTCCGCAGCGCATTGGGAAAAACCTTGAGCGCAACATCGGCGGCTTGCTCGGAGAGAACCTCGAGAGCCTCTCAGAGGAAGAACGCCGAGCTATACGCAGGCAGGCTGCGACCGCAATCTTTGACGCTATGGCGCGTGGCACCACGCCGACAGCGAACCTTGAGCGCGTAGCCGCCATGACCGGCGCACGCCTCGAGGCGCAAAGGGGCCGCGAGCGCCAAGCCGCCGCAGAGGCCGCGCTGCCGGGTATCGCCGGCCGCGTCTATGGTGGACAATCTCTCGGCCAGATCGAGACGGCGCCTGGGCTTGAGCCGGCGACGCGATTGACCTCGCGCTACCGTCAAGACCCTGCCGCCGCGATGGCGATGCTCTCTGGCACTCGTGCCGGACTCGACGTGGCGCAGATCTCGCCGGGGCTCGCGACCGCGGCCCAGGAGGGCATGAAGCCGGAAGAGTACGTTTACCAAAACGTGCCCGGCGTCGGGCTCGTGGCTGTCAACCGTCGCAACCCAGAGGACCGCAGGGTTATCCAGCGCGAGGTGCGGCAGCCAAAAGAAGCTCCGCAGCCGACGCTGCGGCAGGTGCGCCTAGCGGATGGTCGCGTGCAGGATATGTGGATCGCGCCGGGGCAAACGACCGGCACGCCGGTCGGCGCGCCATACACGCCGAAGGGAGAGGGCGGTGCGGGCGAGACCCTCAACGCCCGCCAGCAGTCCGGCGTGAACATGACCCGCGACGCTGCCTATACCTACGCGTCGAACCTCACCGGAGTGAGCGTCGAGAAGCTCAAGACGATGACGCCGGAAGAGATCGAGCGACTGATTAGCACACGCGGCGGTCGCGTGTTGCAAGGCGGCACCGCGAGGATGATTACCAGCCTCCCGATTGTCGGTGACCTTGGAAGATCAATCGTAGAGTCTGCCAACGCCGACCTAATCGGGCCGTCGACCACGGGCGGCGCCGGCATCGCGATGGTGCAGAACCCGACCGGACCGATCACTGGTCCAGACGTAGACATTGGTATACGCCAGTTCCCGAACCCGATGCTTCCGGCGCCGGTGCAGGGGCAGATGATTCGATCCATCCTCGAGCGGGCCGGGCCCGTCGAAGAGTACGACGCAAACGGAAACCGAGTCGGTGGCAGGCGCAGCGGCGCCGCTGGCAACTGGTGAGGGGATAAGACATGAGCATCAAGGTAGCAATGCCAGACGGCACGACCGCGGTATTCCCAGAGGGGACCAAGCCGGAGGTGATTGAGCGCGTGAGGCAGCAAAAGATGCCCCGCGTCACGAGCCAGCCTCAAGAGCCGGAGGCGCCTGGGATGCTCCAGACCGCGATCCGCGGCTTTGGGCAGGGGCTCACGTATGGCGGCGCCGACGAGGCCATCGCGGCGATCGAATCTGGCGCTGGGGTCATGCCCTACGGCCAGAGCATGCAGCAACAGGCCGCGGAGCGTGAGGCCATGCGGCGCGCCAACCCGTTCACCTACGCAGCCTCGGAGTTTGCCGGCGCGCTGGCGTCGCCCAACCCGTTTGGCAAGCTGACCTCGGTCACCGGCGCTGGCGGGCGTCTCTTGACGCAGGCCGGTATCGGCGGCACGACGGGCGCTGTGCAGGGCGGCCTCGAGGCGCAGCCTGGGAGCCGCGCCTCTGGCGCAATCACGGGCGGCGCAACCGGCGCGGTCACCGGGCCCGCCTTTGGCGCGGCGATGGACTTTGCGCGTGGCGCACGGTCTGTCATGGGCAGGGCATTCAGTCCAGACGAGCCGCGTGTTGCCTCGCAGGAGGTGCTCGGCGCGATGCGCGAGGCTGGCATGACGACGGACCAGCTGCGGCAGCAGATCCTCTCGGGGAGACCCGGCGAGCTCAACCCGCTCGGGATGATGATGGGCCAGTCTGGGCAGATGGCCGCGGAGCGCGCCGCTCTCGGCGGCGGACAGGCCGCGGACGTAACGCGTGCGGTATCAGAAGATGTCCTCGGCGGCTCTGGCGCCCGCGTGATGCAGGTAGTCAACGAGATGACCGGCGGAAACCGTCAGTTTACGCAGGACGTCCTCAAAAAGTTCAAGGACATGCGCAACGCGAACGCCACGCAGTTATATGGCGACGCTCGTGCGGTCGGGATCGTGCAAGACGATGAGATCGTCAACACGATCGTCGGCGACCCGTTGCTTCGTGCGCTCTATAAAAAGGCGCAGGTCAACGCGCAGCGGCAAGAGAAAATTAAGTTGCCGGACCTTGTCGATAAACAGGGGAACCTAATCCAAAACGCTTACCCGTCGGTGGCCGCGCTGGATTACCTCATGCGTGCAGTCGGCGCAAAGCGAGACCAGGCATTCCGCGCCGGAGACGTGAACGCCTCTGGTATCAAGGCGCTCTTTGACCAGCTCGATACACGCGTCAAGACGTTGGTGCCAGAGTATGCCGCGGCGCGTGCTCGGTTCTTTGAGGACTCCGAGCTGATACGGCTATCGGAGCTTGGCCAAAAATTCAGCGCAATGTCCGAGTCTGATCGCAAGGTCGCGCTCCGCGCATTGAGCCCAGACCAGCAGGGCATTGTGCGTGACACCGCACGAGACGCTTTCTATAACAACCTCGCCCGCATGGACGACGCAGGCATGGCGCGTGCCCTTGTCTCGAGCAAGCAAAACAGAGACTTTCTTGAGTTCATCGCAGAGACGCCGGAGCAGGCCGCGCAGGCCGCGCTTCGTATCAAGCAAGAGCGCCGCCTGCAGGAGTTTGCCCGCAAGATCAACCCGAACATAGGACCAGACACGGCGCGCAGGATGGCGGCCGGTGGCGCTGGCGTCGACCAGCTGGCGCGCACCGAGCAGATCACGCAGTTTGCGATGGGCAATAACGCGTCGCGATTTATGACGCTGCTCAACATCGCTGGCGGCCGGCTCCGTGGCTTGACGCCGGCGGTGCGAGAGGACATGGCGCGCATGCTCACGCAGATGGACCCGCAGCAGCAGATGGCCGTACTCGACAGGCTCGACATTGAAGACAGAAAGCTGATGCAGGACGCCGCGACACGCGCCGCAAAGAAGATGGGCTCGGTCCAGTTTGGCGGGCGGCTGCCGGGGTTGTTATCCACTCAAGAAGAGAGGTGACGCATGGACCTCTTCGAGATATTTACCAGAGCGTGGCCGGTGATCCTTGCCGTCATCACGTTGATTATTGTGCTCTCGAAGCTCGACCTGCGCGTGGCGGTGCTCGAGGAAAAGGTGAAGTCGCTCTTTGACCTAATTAACAAGGTGAAGTGACATGCTTGAGACACTCCTTGGTGGCGTATTCGGTGGCGTGCTGCGACTGGCGCCAGAGGTGCTCAAGTTCTTTGATGCCAAGAACGAGCGCGGTCACGAGCTGCGAATGCTCGAAGCCGAGATGAAGTTCGCCCAGGTAAAGGGCGAGATCGCTATGCGTCAGACCGAGGCGCAGATGACGATGGCCGAGGTCGACGCTATCGGCGAGGCATTCAAAGAGCAAAGCGCCACGGCGCAGGCCGCCGGCAAGGTCGTCGCGGCGATCTCCGCGCTGGTGCGGCCCTTCGTGACGTACCTCTTCGTGGTGGCCTATGCGCTCGTGAAGGTGGCCGGGTACTTGATCGCGCTCGAGCAGGGCGGAGAGTGGAAGTCTGTCATCACCACCATGTGGTCGGTCGACGACATGGCGGTGCTGAATATGATCCTCTCGTTTTGGTTTGTTGGCCGCGTCTATGAACGCACCCGCTCTTGAGGAAGCATTAACGGTCGCGGCGGCGCTCTGCAAGCACTTCGAGGGATTCCGCAGCCGGCCCTACATCTGCCCGGCGGGATACCCGACCATCGGCTACGGGACCGTCTTCAAGCCCGACGGCGCCCGCGTATCAATGGATGATCCACCGATATCCCGCGAGCAGGCGGAGGCGTGGCTGTTGTCCGAGCTGCGCTCAAATTATGGCGCCGGGGTGTTGAGATCCAGCCCAAACCTCATAAAGCACCCAAAGGTGTTGGCGGCGGCGATTGATTTTGCTTACAATCTCGGCGTCTCACGGTATAGGGCAAGCACGTTGCGCAAGCGACTCGAGGCCGAGGACTGGGGGGGAGCACGACAGCAGCTCATGCGCTGGACCAAGGCAGGCGGGCGAGAGCTGCCGGGCCTCGTGCGCCGCCGCAAGGCAGAAGCGGGCCTCCTGCCGTGAAGCCGCGCACCGACGGCATACCCAAAAAGTTCCAACTGGCGGGTCACACGATCGAGGTGCGGTCGGTCCCCAAGTCCAAGTGGAAGCACGGCAAGGATTGCGTCGGGATCTGGATGCCGGACGTGTACCGCATCGAGATAGTCTCCAGCCTGCGCGGCAGCAACCGCCAGCAGGTCTTCACCCACGAGTTGATTCACGCCCTGCTCGACGTGGCGGGGCACGATGACCTGTCCCGCAATGAACAGCTCGTCGACCGCCTCGGGCACCTACTGCAGCAAGCCATGACCACGATGGAATGAGGCGCCACCTCATCATTCCCGACGCGCAGATCAAGCCGGGGAGCCGCACAGATCATGTCAAGTGGGCCGGCGAGGCGATCCTCGACTATCGCCCCGACGTGATCGTGTGCCTGGGAGATTGGTGGGACTTGCCGTCGCTCAACAGCCACGCCGAAAAGGGCAGCGCAGAGCTCGAGGGCGCGAGGTACCAGGAAGATATCAACGCCGGAAATGTATCCTTTCGGATACTTGACAATTACATCAAGCGGTCGCGCAGCAAGACGTGGCACCCGCGGCGGGTCTTCCTTGAGGGCAACCACGAGAACCGCGCCAACCGTATCGCCAAGAACGACCCAAAGTGGCAGGGCATTATCGGGTCGCAGAATTGCCAGACGCTCGACTGGGAGCGGCACCGCTTCCTCAAGATCGTCGAGATCGACGGGGTGGCTTATTGCCATTACTTCCCGAACCCGTTCAGCGGCAAGCCGATCGGCGGCACCATCGTCAATAGACTAAACAGCATCGGCAAGTCATTCGTGCAGGGCCACCAGCAGGGCTTTCTGTACGCGAGCAAGCAGTACCCCGACCACGTCAAGCACGGCCTAGTCGCTGGGCGGTTTTACCTTGAGCACGAGGGCTATCGCCCCGACGATGTTCAGCGGTCAGAGTGGAACGGGATCGTAGTGCTGAACGGTGTCCGGCGCGGCGACTATGATCTAATGCCGCTGCGCATGGATTACTTGAAGAGAAAATACGGGTGATCGTCAACCTTCGCTATTGGACCTTCGGCGACCAGATGAACTTCGGCGACGCGCTGTCTCCGTACATCGTCGGGCGCTTGCTGGGCAAGGGACACAAGCTGCTGCACAACAGCGACCAAGGCGACGCCACGCTGTTTGCGGTCGGGTCGTGGTTGCACCACGCCACCGAGGGCGCGCATATTTGGGGCACCGGGCTGCGGACCGACCCGCCAAACGAGGAAGATGCAACGCACTGTTACAACACGCTACGCGTGCACGCCGTGCGTGGCCCGATCACTCGATCATTCTTGCGCTCTAGAGGCATCAAGTGCCCAGACGTCTACGGAGACCCGGCGCTGCTGCTGCCGCGGCTCTACACCCCGCGCCTCAAGCCGGAGCTTGCCTGCAAGGTTGGATTTATCCCGCACTGCTCGGACGTCAAGCGTGGCCCGCAGCACTGCGGGTTCCACTTCATCAGTCCGCTACGCCCGGTCGAGGAAATCATCGACGAGCTCGTGAGCTGCAGCGCCATCGTGAGCCAGTCGCTGCACGGGCTCATCGTGGCGGACGCCTACGGCGTCCCCAACGCGTGGCTATATCGCCCGCTCGCCGAGGGCACGCTCAAGTTCATGGATTACTTCGCGAGCCAAAACCGTGCGCCGTTTATCATGTCTTCATTGAGCGACGCGCCACGGTTTCACGGCGCCGGCAACAGGGTCGACCTCTCGGCCCTGTCCGGCGCGTTTCCGTTTTATTGAGCGCGCAGCGCGGTCGAGGCAAAGTCAGACGCCGGGCCGCCAAACTTGGCGATCGCCTCCAGCGCAGACTTGTACCGCTCGAGTAGCCCGCGCAGGATCATCTCGTTGTGAGCCGATTCAATTTGCCAGCGCACGACCTCGGCGCGCTCTTGATCCATCTTCTCGATCTGGCGCACGTAGGCATCTAGCCGATTCTGCTGCTCCATGATGAAGAGCCGCAGATCCTCTCGGCTGCGCGCACCGGCGATCCACTCCTCCAACCACGCCCTGGGCGGGCTCTCTGTGTCGATGGTGGTCATGTTAGGTCCGGCTGCCGCGACGGGGCCGGCGCTCCGTAGCTGATCCACGCGGCTTGGTCTCTAGGGTTAGTCTTCCTTCACTTCGTCAAACTCGAACCATTCGCATATCTCGGTGGTGATCGCACGCTCTATGTGCAGCCCGATCTCTTCACGCGTCGGCGACTCTGTGTGCTTGAACGCACGCCGCATCCCATAGGCGATGCCGTCGTCGATGCAACGCTGCAAGATCTTGTATGCGTTTGGCTTCACTTGTCCTCCATGCACATGTCTTCGTAGGCCTGCGCCGCTCTGGTACAAAACCAAGCCGCCTTTCGCAGATCCTGCGCAAAGTCATCCTTGCGCCCGGCGCGTGAGAGGTACTTCAGCGCGGACCCGTGGCAATACGAGACCGTGCCCTCGTTCCCGAGCACGGCTTGGATGTAGTCGATCGCCTCGATCTGCTGCCCGTCTGGGAGCACGAGCTTGTAGTGAAGCGGCTCGTTCACCACGTCCTCAACCTCGTCGAGGAACCCGATCCCGTCAAAGGGCGGCGGAATGTTTGCGAGCCTGTCTTCCATCACGCGGCCCTCTTCTTGAGCTTCTCGTTCAGATCGTGCAGCGCACGCAGGTGCAGGAACGCCGGCCACGCGTCGTCGTCCAGCGACGGATAGAAATGGTGCCCGAAGTCGCCGTTTTCTTTTGAAAACCGCAGGATGTGATACCCGCCGTCGATCTTGTTGCCGCTGGTTTCCTCGTAGGCCTTGGCGTATGCCGCGACCTGCATGAGGTACTCGGGGTACACCGCGCCGCTGGTCTTGAAGTCACCCAGCACCAGCTTGCCGTTGAGGCGCCCGATGAAGTCCAGCGTGCCGCCGAAGCGGTGCGCCTCGCTCACCACCGGCACCTCGCAGTCCAAGATCTCTAGCTGCGTGCCCTTGCACCAAAACTCGAACGCCGAGTAAGCCGACGCGGCCTGTGCGCGAAACGATGCCTTGTCGGTCACCGAGGGCGCCTCGATCGCCTTCTCGAGGACCAGTATCGGCTCGTCGCCCTTCACCCACGCCTCGCACATCTCGTGCACGCAGGTGCCGACCGCGAGCGCGTCGTTGCCCTCATACAGGCCGCCAGGGGCGTCCTTGCCCTGCCCCTCCAGGACGCCGTGGGCGCGTCCCGTCTTGTAGGCCCAGTTCAAGAGCGCGCCGGGGTCTTTGATCTTGAGGACGGTGGTGACAGACGGCACCTTCGTGCCGTCCGCCAGTTTGTACCCGTAGCGTGCGGTGGCCATTAGAACGCCACCGCGTCGTCGACGAACTCTTCCTCCGCCGCCGCTGGCGCAGCCGCGGGCTTCGCCGCAGGGGCCGGCTTCGCGGTCGGCGCCTCGATGATGCGGCCCGCGATCTTGTCCTGGACCCACTGCGGGAGCTTGTCGAACACGTCGGGGTCCGGCGCGTCGATGGAGTACACCAGCGCCTCGCCCTCGAGGGTCGGCGCCGGCATGCCCTTCGGGAGCGGCATGATCGACGTCAAGTTCGCGTAGGTGCGCTCGCCCTTCACGGCGTGCGTGACGTTAATAAAGGCGGGCTTGCCGGCCACCTTGCCGAGGTCGAACGCCTTCAGCTCCTCCGGCGTGAAGGCGCGCCCGCGCCAGCTCTGGAGCAGCTGCCGCAGCGTGGCCTTTTCGTTGAGGCTCAAGCCGAGGGTGCGGGAGATCACCGCCGGGAGGCTCTTGGTCTGCCCGTCGCGGGTGATCTCGACGCGCTCGCTCGGGATCTGGAACCGCAGCATCAACGAACGCTTCGGCGCAAACTGACCGCCCGGCGAGGGCTGCACGCCAAGGTCCACGATCATGTCGCAGACCGCCGCGTAGGCGCCGGCCTCGAGCGGCTTGCGCTCGGGGAAGTTGCCGCCGCCAGATGCAGAAATAATCAAGCTCATAAAATGCTCCTTGTATCTACAATGTGTATACGGTTCACCAGAGGTTGTGGTCAGACCCGGCGCGACGCCGAGAGCTGGCCCAGTTTGGCGGGGGAACCGACCGCCAGCTGTCTGTAAACTTGCGCCGCACGATGCGCAAAAATTCTGCGACGCGGATCATTCTTCTGCGCTCCACCACTCTGTCTGCCTCTTGAGAAAGTCCGGCCACCCGAGCGACTTGCGCACGAAGGACCGATCCTCGACGAGGACGTGGTTGGTCGGTTGCGCCGTGTAGCGCCCGTTCTCGAGCTGGATGAAATAAAACTCTTTACCCTGCTCCGGCTCGGCGCTAAAGGCGTCGCCAACCGGGACCGCCGTGAAGAGATACATCCCGCGGTGCTCTTCCTTGTCTTGCAGCCGCACGCGGCAGTTCATGCTCTGCAGGAACGGGTACTCGATCGTCGAGAACTGCCACCCGTAACAATCCCACGTCTGCGCCTGCGACGCGCCCCAGGGCGCCTCCACGCAACGCTCGGCGGCCAGCTTGTGCAGCGGCACGTTTCGATACACCGCGCCGCTCTCGAGCATGACGTGGCACCCCCAGGCGCGGCCTGGGTAAGACGTGAGGCCAAACCAAACCGCACGCAGCCACTCGTGGGTGCCGAGCGCGTCGGGCTCGATCCAGACGTAGCGGTGCGCCGGGAGCGCGCCGGCGTGGGTGAAGAGGCTCATGTGTTCACCTTGTTGATCCGCTCGCCGATCCAACGCATGACCGGCACGGCCATGCTATTCCCTAGCGCCTTGTAGCGAGGCCCGTCTGGGCTTTCTGCGGCCTTGCGCCACGGGATGTTGGTGTAGTTGTCGGGAAAACCTTGCAGACGCTCGCACTCTACCGGCGTGAGGCGGCGCACTTGCATAGCGGTCGCCACAGCCGCTAGATTGTTACTTGTCGCTGCTTTTAAAGTTGGCGAACCATTGATACCAAACCCGCCACCTTGAGAGCCAAGGTTTGAGTAAAACCCTACTGATTGCTCGACGGGCGTGAGGCGACGCACTTGCATGGCAGTCTGCGCGACAGCCACTTGCCCGCCGCCATTGGCGTGACTATCGTCATGTCCCATTGCTCGCAGGGTTGGCGCAATGCTTGAAGCATCTGCTCCGTAATCCTTTGCAGAGAATGCCAACACGCCAAGCCCGTTGTCTTTCGCACCGAGAGCATTGGTCGCATCCTCGGATGACACCGGGTCTTGGCGGTTGTGAAAGGCTATAGGGAGGGTTTCGGTTTCAAAGTTGAAACGCTTTCCAACGCCTGCTTTAATGCACTTGGCAGTTTCTTGCCTCGCCTCTCTGCTCGGCGCAGTATCCCGGCGCACGCTTTCGCGCTTAAAAAGAACCTCTGCGGGACGCTGCCAGTCTCCAACACATCCGACAACGAACACACGGCGACGTCGTTGGGCCACTCCGAACCATTGAGCGTCCAGCACTCGGTATGCGAACCCATACCCCAGCTCCCCCAGCGCCCCGAGGAAGGTTCCAAAATCCCGTCCGCCGTTACTCGACAAGACGCCGGGGACGTTTTCCCAGACAATCCATCGAGGCCGCTGACGTTGAGCGATCGCAAGAAAGGTAAGCATGAGGTTGCCGCGTGGGTCGGCGAGTCCTTTGCGCAGTCCTGCGACGCTAAATGACTGGCAAGGGGTTCCTCCGACAAGAAGGTCAACTGATTCAAGATTCCACTCCTCAAATTTGGTCATGTCGCCAAGGTTAGGGACGTGTGGATAATGATGGGCCAGCACGGCAGACGGGAAAGGCTCAATGTCGCTGAAGGCGACCGGCTGCCATCCCATGTGGTGCCATGCGACGGTAGCGGCTTCGATGCCGCTGCATACGGAGAGGTATCTCACCACTCCTCCGGATGGATCACCGCGTAGATCGCCACCACCACCGCGAAGAAGCCGAGCAGCTTCGCGAGGAACATCCACTCTTCGTAACTAATCACTTGAGGTTCTCCTCTGCGACCTTGTTATAGAGCGCACGCGCTTCCTTGCCGAGGCCGGCCTTGTCCAGGCTCTCGATCATGTCGCGGATCGCGTCCACCTCGTCGACGCCGCGGCGCCACACGCGGTAGTCGTCGCTGTAGTTGTAGTGCCAGTCGTGGCGGTGGAGGGCTTGGGAGAGGGTGTCCAGCGTCGTCATGTTTGCTCCTTCTATCGCTTCGTGGGCAACACTGCGCTGCCCGTTGATTGACGTTATACGCTCACCGAAAACGGACTACAACCCCTAGTGGAAAATATTTTTTCGGTCCTTGCAGGATATCTACCTTTGGTTGTATTCTGTGGGAATGAGCAAGAAAATCACGCCGCAACAGGCGGCAGTCATTCACGCCGTGGACAGGGCAGGCGGGCAGTCTTCCTTGGCGCGGGAGTTAGGGATAAGACCGCAGGCCGTCCAGAAATGGTGCGCCTCCGGCCGCGTCCCGCCCCTTCGTGTCCTTGCCGTGGAGGCCGCGAGCGGGGTATCTAGAAAACTGTTGCGGCCGGATATTTACCCATGAAACCAGAATTGACCGCCATCGTCCCGGTCGAGCGCGTGCTCGAGCTGGCCAAGCGATACCCCGTATTCCCCTGCAGGAGGCGAGATGAAACAGATCCAGAAGGGCGCACGCTCAAAGCCAAGAGCCCGCTCACCAAAAACGGGTTCAAAGACGCCACCCAAGACGAGGCGCAGATCAGACGATTCTGGGCCGCTCACCCCGACGCACTCGTTGGCGTACCAACCGGCAGCCGCACCAACCTCGCCGTCATCGACTTCGATACCAGCAAGGCTGGCTCGGCTGCTCAAGAGTGGTTGTCAGAAAATCAAGGCGCTCTTCTGACAACACGCGTCCACCAGACCGGCGGCGGGAGCGGCGGCCGGCATTACTTGTACAAGTTACCGGCCGGGGTCAAGATCCGCGGCGGCGCCAGCGTCGTCCTCGGCAAGGTCAAGCGTGAGGGGCTCGATATCCGCGCCGAGGGCGGGTACATCATCTGGTGGCCCCTGCACTTCGGCCAGGGCGGCGCGCTCGAGGAGATCAAGGCGCTCCCGGCGGGGCTGATCGACGAGCGGCGCATGGACCTCGAGCTGCCCGCAGAGGTCGCGGCAAGACTCCCGCCGCGCCCTGGCACCAGCCAAGACTTCCAGCGCGACCTGCCTCGGATCACCGAGGCGCTCGCATTCATCGATCCAGCTGACTATGACCCGTGGCTTATGGTAGGCATGGCGCTGCACCACGCCTCCGGCGGTGCCGATGACGGGCTAGAGCTCTGGGACGCGTGGTCAAGCGGCGGCATCACGGGCGTGCTGCCCGCCTCCTACGCCGGCCGCGCCGATATCGAGTATCGGTGGCAGTCGTTCCACCTCGATCGCGGCGGCGGCGTCACGCTCGGGAGCCTATTCAACGCGGCCAAGGCGCAGGGCTGGGTCAACGTGCCAGAGTCGGTACGCATCGGGCCGCCGGAGCGGGAGGAGCCGGCGGCGGACTACAGCGACGTGCCGGAGGCGCTTGGGCTTGAGCGCGTCATAGAGCCGCAGACGCCAGAGACGGCCGCCGCGGCGACCGAGGCCAGCCTAGGCTTTAAGGTCGAGCTGCGCCACGTCGCCGATATCGTCGACGAGAACCGCGAGCCGGAGTGGCTCCTGCACCGCATCATCGAGGCAAAAGTCGTCGCGGTGCTCGCCGGTCCGCGGGCGAGCTTTAAGTCATTTATCGCACTTGACTGGGCGATGCGGGTCGCGATGGACGAGCAACCCGTGGCGATGCTGTCCGGCGAGGGCGGCGGACTCGGGCGCCGTGTCAAGGCGTGGATGCAGACATTCGGCGGCGGGCGGTCACTGCGCGAGCTGCCGATCCTTGCGCTCGAGCGGCCGCTCAACCTTAACCGCGACGAGGAGATGACGCTGTTGGTGCAGGCGATCGACCAGGCGGGTATCCGCCCGTCGATGGTCGTCATCGACACGCTCTCGAAGTTCAGCGCCGGGATGGACGAGAACAGCAACCAAGAGGTCGCGGCGTACCTGGCGCAGATCAGTCGCTATATCCGCGAGCGGTACGACGCTACGGTGCTCATCGTCGCCCACAGCGGTCACGGCGACGCCGACCGCCCGAGGGGCGCGAGCGCACTCATGGCTAACCCAGACGCGGAGTACATCGTCAAGCGCGCCGCGCAGCCCAACACGCACGTCGAGGTCACGCGGCAGCGGTTCAAGGACACCGGCGAGCTGCCGAACATTGCCTAC